ACAACCGTAGAGAAATAGAAGTGATTTTTATTGTTTTCGCATTTCTTTTATTAATTAAAACACAACCATCCCCGGCTACATAACCATTAATTAACTCCTTCTTTATGTGGACCGGAGAGTACTTTATAACTTCGGAGATGAATTTCCCGCCCGCATACTTGCCGAAATGGGTCGTTAAAAAATTTCCTATTTGTTTAGAATTAAATTGACAAATCGTAGTGTTATCGTCCTTCTTCGTAATTGTGAGACTTCGACCAATGATATTTTCAACGACGTGTTTTAATCGATTCACAAGATCCATCTCATTAGAGTTGTGTGCAGTATAAACCGTCACGTTATTGTATTTGTCGCTATAACACCATCCTTCGACTAACCAAATTCCAACAAACCACCAGAAATCGTTCTCTAGTAATGGATTCTTTCTCAGTCGAAAGTCACTTCGTCCCGTTTCATTAAATTCATTCCATAATTTGTCAAAATCGGTGACAATATTATTTGTTTTATAGAAATTGGGAAAACAAATCCAATCATTTTTCTTTACTAACTTCGCATCTTTGAAGTGAAAGTCATGTTCCCAATATCTTTGATTGAAAGCATACTCACTATTGGTTTTATTATAATTTCTTTGAAGTCTTGAATTGGAACTAACTAAAATGGGATGTTCTGCGGTAAATTTGGTACTCCGAAACGTATTGGAAGGAGTAATCTCATATATCTTTCCCTGATATTCTCGAATCTTTATATCTTCAATCGTAGTATATCGTCCTTCACTATCGATTAACTTATCTTCATATGTTACATCCTCAATGCTTCGAATTCCTTTGGTAGTTAAAACCTTTTCTCCGGGTGGAAGACAAACAATATACGAAATATCCGGAGTGTACATAGGATATTGCCATATCCAATACTCTTGGTTTATACCTCGTTTCTCAATGGGATCTCTCATGTATGTTTCCTTAAACCAAGAAAGCAACTGCAAATCGATAACTGTTGCTCCGGATGAGAGAAAATCACAATCCAATTCCTGTGCAGTTTTTTTGAGGTTTTCGCTGACTCGATCTTGATCTTCACGCCATTTTTTGTCACGTTCGGGATGTAAATGCCAAGGAAGCTTGATAGGATGAAACTTGTTTGTGCCTTCTTCTGCCTGAACCCACATTTTATGGAAGAAGTTACCAACGCCGTTTGGTGTTTGATGGCCTATGAATCCGTTATAGATAACAGAATGACACCAGAAGTCCTTCTCATTATCTGGGAGAGAAAAATCAAACGTGTCATTTACGGATTGATGTATAGCTGTGATAGGACACCATATAATATCTTCTCCTAAGATTCGATTCCAAACATTTTGTTCTTCCGTGGACAGTAATTCTCCGAACAAATCAAAAAGCGTCAGAATATTGTGTTGAGACAAATGCGGGGTTTTATAAGGAGTTTTTTTATTCAAATAACCGTTTAATTGAATGCCAGTTATTTCTTTTAATTCTCTCCCTTTTAATCCGGATTTTTTTACCAAAGATCTCGCCAACTCAAGGGTATTTGGAACTACATCGTGACTACACGCTCTATTTAAATTGGTAAGTTCTAGTTTTTCTTTATTTTTCTGTTTTCGAACAAGATTGAAGCCAATGTTGTTATAAAACTTCAAAGCATTGCGTCCGTGTATTTCAAGAACAAATGAATCTTCATTATGGAATATCTCTCCCTTATATGAGTTCATTTTTTCTTTCGAGTGTATGCACAAACTGGAAACTATTCCAGCGTTCATTAGAATCATTCTAACGCTTTTTATTAATTCTTTTGATGTGGATGTTAGTTGAACGACTTTGTCTGTCCCACAACCATTGCCGTCAAATATTCCTCTTAACATCCAACGGATATTTTCCCAACTCATTTTTAACAGAGTTTTCGGAATTGTTTTATCTTTTGCCTTGGCAGATAAATCAAACCCAACATGTTCAAATAATTCTAAAAGATTCTTATTGGATACTGTGTAATGTATTCCATCCCAACAATTATACGTCAATCCTAATCTATCGAATACCCATGAGATATTATCTCCACAGGTAATTGTAATGGAACCTCCTATTAATTCTCCCGTTTTATTCTTAACCTTGTAAGAACTTCCCTCAGCAATATAAAGGCCAAATAAATAGGATAAATCTGTAGAAATTTCAGACGGGCAAAAGGGTGAACGAATTCTTGTAGATTGCGATGGACTAAATCCTTGTAAGGCATTTTGATTTCCCCATGTATTCATTCCTATTTGCATGGACAGAAAATCACCGATTTCTAATTCCTCTGCTTTATACCATCCAAATGTTCCCGTTCTATTACGATAGGCCCACAATTTATGATTTTTGGTACACTCCAAATCTGAATATTTGGTAGTGATTTGAATGGTTTTCTGGCGACCATTGTTATAAAAAAGATTCCCACGTCGAATCTTGTTTACTCCCATAACTCCATAAGGATTACATTCATATCCTCCCGTCTTCGTGATATCTACAAAATCCTCTACTTGTTTGATTCCCTCATTGGTAATAACATAAGTATCCTTCGTTACACATGATAAAAGTATGGCTTTACCACCTGTATTATGACTTATATAACCATTTGCCAAAAAACGCTCTGAGCTTGGCACTTTCAGGTCGTAGCTAAAATCATTTTTTAAGTACCTGACGGAGACCACTTTATCATAATATTCAGTGGTATCTCTTTCATACTGCGCTTTTACCTTTTTGTAATTTTCGGATGTCGATAATCCATTGCAAATATCGAGTAACTTCTCTACAGAAGAAATACTCAACCCTTTTCCACCATTCCATAAATACTTGTCATAATAGTAGCCATATTTTTTTGAAAATGCTCGAATCGATAGTCCTGTTTCCAATATAAGCTCTTTTACTGCATTTTTGTCGGGATATACTCTCTTGATTGATTTTAATGGAAGTTGGCTCCATCCTGCGGCTTTGCGTTTAACCGTGAAACCAATGGTTGTATAATACTTATGTGCATCCCATCCACCAATATGCAATTCGTATCCGTGGAAGATCTTGGATTTATCCTTGATTACTGTGGATTTGGTGGATTTCCATTCGGAGGATCGAATATAGGAACGTATTCCCAAGTTTAACAACATGCATCTTACGTTAGATAATAGTTCAAAAGATACAGATGTCAGTTTAACCCCCTTGGCTCCCAACGAACAACCGTCGCCGTCAAACAATCCTTGCAAAAACGCACATTGTTCTTCCATCGAACTGCTTAGAATTCTCCATGGAACTCGTTTGGTATGAGCAGTTCCTTCGCACCCTATCCATTTTAGTAATTCGACAAGCCAAACGGAACTCAAATAGTAATGTCTATCATCATAGCATGTAAACCCCCTGTTTTTTAGCCAATCAGTTATTTCCTTATCGGTATTGGTAATTCCAACGGTTCTTTTGTTAATGTGACCTTCGGCGGTCCAGAGGCCACATAAATATGCTATTTCTCTATTTGAAAATTTATAATGAACTGCATCTTTTCTAATATCTGGATTAAATTTTGAATAATCTATTGGAGGTCCGAAGAGGTGTTGAGAATATTTACATAAAACTTCGTCTTCATCCGGAAACAAATCTGAAATGGATTTCCATCCATTTTTGGTCATCAACGGGTGTTTTTTAGTCCCAATGATTTTTGCTCCACTTGCAAACTCTACTTCATACATGTCAGATTTGTCCGACATATAAAAAGAAGATGCATCAGTGATTTCTTCCCCGTCATGAACCTTCAAATTTACCGAATTAAAACCAAGCTTTGTAGATCCGTCAATTAATTGCTCCAACCTAATTAATCCTTTATCGGTTAAAATAAGTGTATTTTTATCTAAACATGACAAAGTAGGTTGTGCTGATGCCCAGATTTCCTCGGCCTTTTCAACGAATGCAGCTTCGTCAATAATCAGCAATGACAGTGCAGCAGAACGACCCGCTGTTGTTGCAGATGAAACGGCGGCAACTTGGGAGCCATTTGCTAGTTTAAGAGAAAGGCGATTGTCTTCTTTACATTCAACCTTCAACCAAGATGGAAGGTTATCATTGGCAAACCGAATCTTAGAGACGATTTCCTTAGACACGTCTTGCTTAATCGAAATGATAAGCACATTTTTGTCTTTATGGAAAACCATTAGCCACAACGAATACGCTGCAACCAAGGTTGAAATCCCCATCTGACGAGATTTCAACACAATGTTGAAATCGTGTTTTGCAAATTCTTCTAGAGTTTTG